CATTGTCTATTAAATAAGTTTCATCTATTTATTTAAAAGACAATGCCTAGTTTTAAACCAAAGTCTAATAAAAAAATTAAATTTAACAAAAAAACGTCAATAACACTTGACACAAAGCACAAGGAATTTTTAAATGAATTTACTAAGGATGAAAACGGTACGATTCCTGATTTTAAAATTGAACGTCAAGAATTAAGACAAAAAATTATTGATAGTTGCCAAGATTTAACAGTTGAACAAAAATTGGACATTGAAGATAAAATAAATGATCTTACTCAAAAAATTAGAGAGACAAAATTAAAGAAAAAAGATTACTTTCTTGATAATTCTAAATTTATATTTGAATATTTTGAAAATAAAAAAAGTATATCTGACGGAAACTCAGTACAAGCTTCAACAAATAAAACAAAAATGATTAATACTTTTTTTAAAATTAAACAAGATAACACAGATGAATTAAAACAGCAACGTGATAACAATAATATCGTTATTAAATATTTAAGCAATATTGACGATTCTTTTCTCGATGTTAATTCATTTATTTGTCAAACAGATATTTGTCAAATATGTCATAAAGGAGAATTAATACCTCTGGAAGACGAAGGAATCATGGTTTGTAATAGTTGTTCAAGAATTATTCCATATTTGATTGAAAATGAAAAACCTTCGTACAAAGAACCTCCAAAGGAAGTATGTTTTTATGCTTATAAAAGAATAAATCATTTTAAAGAAATATTAGCACAATTCCAGGGTAAGGAAACTACTCAAATACCTCCAGATGTTATTGAAAATATTAAACTTCAAATTAAAAAAGAGAGAATAGAATTGGCACAAATTACTAATATCAAAACAAAAGAAATTCTAAAAAAACTAGGCTATAATAAATACTATGAACATATACCATTTATTAAAGATAAATTGGGGATTAAACCTCCTATTATGTCTCCTGAATTAGAAGAAACATTATGTAATTTGTTTATTGAATTACAATCACCATATTCCAAGTTCTGTCCTGATGATAGAGTTAACTTTTTAAATTATTATTATACAGCTTACAAACTTTGCGAGCTTCTTGGAGAAGAAAAATATCTTTCATTATTTCCTTTGTTGAAAGATAGAGAGAAAAGAATAGAACAAGATGATATTTGGAAAAAAATTTGCGAAGAACTTGACTGGGAATTTATACCTACTATTTAGATATTAACAAAATAAATTCTTAACATAGTCCATGCTGTTTATAAGGTAAAATAACTAATAATTTTATAGCAAAAAATAACATTAATGAATTTATTGACCAGCACCATAATGAACCAAACGAACCGTCTTTTAGATAAGAATACAATGAAATTATTAATAATACCACTGTATAAGCCAAACTTAAATAATATTTATTATAAAATATACTAAAAAACAAGAAAAATAACCAAGCTACTAATAGAATTCTTTTATTTCCACTTACATCAACCCAATTCCATTTTAAATGCCCATTTTTTGATACAACAGTTAAAAAGTCCTTATTAACAAATTCATAAATAAAATAAGAAAATGCAGGTATACCATAAAGCGTTAACATTTTATTTCGTAGGTCTATATCTTTTAATAACGTTAATGAAGCAACTGGCTGTAATAATAATAACAATGCGCCTAAATTTGAAAATAATTTATTTAACTCTTTATTATTTAAATTTCTCCAAATGAAAAACTCTATAAGCTGCATTACAAAAAATGACATTAGAAAGAAGTATGCGTATATACTATTAAATTCATCAAGTTTATAAGGTGAATACTTATTGTTATATACAATTAATACTAGTACAAACGCACTAAAAAGAAATGTATTTAAAGAAACATATTGGTTCCAACACATAAATTATAATGTTATTTTAATTATTATTTATGTTAGTATTTTTAGGTTAAATATTACTTTGTAGGGTTGTAAGGAAATAGGGTTAGTTCTCTAGTATTGTAAATAGAGAAGTTAGGGTCATAATTATTAGCACCTACACCATTTCCAAAACACATGCCGCCACGTTGTTTTCTCTTTTTCGCAGTTTTTCTTCCCTTCCTTGTTTTTATTCCCTTCCTTGTTCTTCTTCCCTTTCTTGTTTTTCTTCTTTTTCCGCCCATTTCAGTAACAGAACGCGGAGAATATGGACCTAAATCTTCCATATTTAACCCGGGACCTTGTTCTTCAAGATGGTTAATACCATTTATACCATCATTTCCATTCATACCATCATTTCCATTCATACCATCATTTCCATTCATACCATTCATGTTATTCATATCAGCAATACCATTTTCTTGATCTGGAACAGCTGCGTCTTCATTTAAGTTTTCAATTTCATCATTTGCTTCATGTACACTTTGAATTAATTCTTGTGGTGTAAAAGACACACCAGTAGCAGGATTTACTTGATTTAAACTCATTTGGATAATATTTAATCCAACTCCCGTATTTGTGAGAACTTGAATATCATCTTTTGTAAATCCCATACCTAATAACTGTTGACTCTCTTCTTGTGTAAAGTCTCCACCAACCATTTTTCTATAGGCCTTACTGGTTATTTTTCTAAAAGACTTGTGTTTTGGTCTTCTCAACTTTTTACGCGATTGTTTTACCATAATATATTATTATTAGATTAAATATATTATGTTAGTTTAGCATTTTATTGACTTAAAAACCACCAGGGAATTTAACCAAGTTAGCGCCAATACCGAAGCCAGCACCAGAGCGAGCAGTAGCACCCATGGAAGGAATGTAGGTATCAAGGATGCTAAAAGTAGCAGCGGCAGTTAAAGCAATCAAGATAATTTCCTCAATGTTCAAAGAACGTTTAGGAATAGCATAAGCAGCAATAGCTACCATTAAACCTTCAACAAGGTATTTAATGATTCTCTTAATAAGTTCACCAACGTTAATAAGTCCGTTCATTTATATTAAATAATAAGAAAAAAAAAATATATATTGCGATAAAAAACTTAAAAATAAATAATTAATCTATTTAAAATGAATCATTCTAAAGAAAAGAATTCTAAAAAGGCTGGGTTTGAGAAAAAGCAAGTTAATGGAAAAGTTAATCCTAAATATGTTGACTTATTAGAGGAAGATAAGCCTATTTCTGGTCAAAAATTCGTTTGCGTATCATTTTGTTCTCCAGATAAAATTCTAAAAGAAAAACAAATCTTCTATTTTGAAGAGTTCCTAAAGAAGTGGGACTTTAATAAATCAATGGAAAAATTTGTTCAGTTCCTTAACTTTGCTTCTTTTAAATACAATATTTCATTCGACGATTTATCAAATGATTTTAAAGATTTCGTAAAAGAAGAAAGAGATTCTCTTGTTAAATCTAGCATGGATGACGAGTTTAAAACATATATTGATAATAATGAAGAAGAACTTCAAAAACAGTTTGATATTGCTCACAACTTCCAAACCAACACCAGAGGGTTAAAAATTAGAGGTTCTTATCCTACTCAAGAAGAAGCTGAGCTGAGATGTAAAATGTTAAGAGAAATTGACCCAAATCATGACGTTTATGTAGGACCTGTTGGTATGTGGATGCCTTGGGATCCTGAAGCTTACAAGACCGGACGGGTTGAGTATATGGAAGAAGAGCTTAATCAATTGATGAGTGAGAAGACTAAGAACGAATCTAATGCTAAAACTGCTTTTGAACAACGCGTCAAGGAATCTAAACAAAATGCAATTGATGAGAATATTAAGAATGCTGAGAAATCTGGTAATACATTAACTCAATCAATTGATGTGCAAGGTAACTTAATTGGTGTAAATAATATTAACAGTCAAGAAGTAGCATTTAAGGAACAAGAAAATATTTCTACTGCCGACATCTGTATGGAGTTATTTGAAGGTGAAAATATTGTTGTTGGTAAGACTGACAATGGACAAAGTCAATTAATCAGTGGTCCTTTTGCTAATAAAGATTCTATGGAACAAGTAGATTAATATTCTTTTTGATTGGTGTGAACTCAATAATCCAAATACAAATTGGAGAGACTATTGTTATATTAAATATCCTCTAACAATATCATTTGACGATTGTTAATAAAAAAAATAAAATTGAATTAATTTTGTCATTTAAAATAAGAGTTATTAAATAACAAAATAATAGTGTTCAATCTAAAATGGAAGAATGTTATTCAGAAAATAATATTTGTAAAAACGAATTTACAAATATTATTTTAGATGAAGAATTTAAAAAATTAGTGTACAAAGAAATAATTACAGCACAAGACGTAAATAGTCCATTTTATTTAAGTAAACTCAGAAATTATCAAGTTTATCACGATGCTTTGAAAGAATATTTTATTAGATTTTATGGAAAAAACCCAACCCAAACAGACAATTTAGCTTTTACGATATTGTTAACTTATCCAAAGGAATGTATAGAAAGGCTTAATAATTTTACAGACTTAAAATTAGCATTTAATAATAGGTTAGAAGAAAGTGATTTTGAATCAAGTGGTTTTACAATATATCAAGGATTTGGTGAGGCAAATTGTATATGTAATGAAAAAATTATGAATGTTCATATTTTTAGAAATAAATATTCTAACATGAATATTCAACTAGGAAGTGTATGTAATAGTAGATATGGTCTTATAAGTAAAAATGATCCTAATTTTAAATCGACGTGTAAAAAAATAAAAGAACATAAAGAAAGAGAAAAAGAAAGAAATGAAGGAAAACCTGAAGGATTTTATGAAAATGAAAGACAACTTAAAAAACAAGAAAAAGAAGAAACAAAATTAAAAAGATTAGAAGAAAAAGAAAAAATTAAAATGGAGAAGGAATTAATTAAATTAAATAAAAAAAATAACGATTCTTTTAAAATTAAAAATTGTTTTATTTGTAATAAAGAAGGAATTCATAAAGTTTGTGAACCTATAATATGTTCAAAATGTGTTCCTTGTGAAATTAAAAAAGTTAATAACCAATTTTATTGTTTACTTAAAAAAAAAACTATTTATAATGAATGTATTAATTGTGACACCAAATTTGTAAATGTTAGAGATGATTCAAAAGAATTATGTAATCCTTGTAAACAGACATGGATATTAGAAAGATGTATAATGTGTCCTGAAAAATTTCTTAAACAAAAGGAAATAAATGATTTATATTGTTTAGACTGTGATGATAAGATAATTTCTTGTAAAGATTGTAACAAAAAAATTTTAAAACCTTCTGAAAGATGTAAAGATTGTCATCGTAGATTTACAAATAATTTGTGTGTAATTAAATGTAAAGGTTGTGATGAAGAACTAGAAATTAAAAGGGATGACAAATGGAGAGAATATTGTAGTATTTGTTTTAAAAATAATTTACATCAGGTAAAATGTAATACATGTAATGAATCATTTAAAAGGCTTCCGAGTGAAACATGGAAAAAAACTTGTTCTAATTGTTATCATAAATCAAAATAATATTATTAATATTTTATTATTATTTTGCTATACTTTTTTTACCATTTATTTGCTTTTTTCACACTAATCTTTGGCCCAGCGCCTCGTTTTTTAACCTTATTAGGGTCATACGCCTCCTCTTCATCATCATCCTTAAGATTTTTAGACAATTCCCAAAATTCTTTTGAACCTAATCTGAACTCACCATGACTATCAGCTTTGTACCAAAACACTTGGTCATGTAATTTGTTTGATTTTGAGTTGTTATTAATGACTAAACACTCATAATTTTCAGTACATTGATCCATCACTTGACAAAAGCTCTCGAATGTTGGGAACATACCAGCATAATTTTCATAAATACGCTTTCTATTAGCAATGTAATTTTCTCGAAGAATAAAAACGTAATCTATGTTGGTTCTCAGTGTAGGAGGAATACCAAGAGGATATTGCATTGTGATGACTAACATGACCTTCCAATGACGCCCGTTCATGAAGAGTAAACGCATCATTTTATCGCGAGTCCATGTAGCATCATATAAACAATCATCCAAAATCACGAATGCTCTAGGATCAATAGTGCTGCGTTTATATGCTTCCATTTCTTTTTTTATTTGCTTCAAAACAGTACGTTGTCTTTTTAAAATATTTTCAATAATAGCCGTATTATATTCATTGTGGACAAATAATTTTGGCACCATAGTAGCATAAAAACCGTTACCTTCTTCTGTTCCAGCAATAACAGTTCCAATTGGAATTTCTTGTTGATAAAAAAGTAAATCTCTTACCAAGAAAGACTTACCTGTATCTCTCTTTCCAATTAAAACTACAACTGGACCTTTATTTTCATTCGGTTTAAAGCTTATACTTTTCATGTCAAATTTCCTTAGTTCTAAAGTCATTATTATTTAAAATATAAATTATTTTTTGAAGTTTTTTACGCAATGACACTAAACATTAAGTATATTAGCATTTATAATAAGTTAAAAAGACATATAATTTATATATTAATTAGCTAAAGAATGATAAACGTCAACTATCAAAAAAGAAAAAACCTTGAGCTTTTTAAATGTTTAGAGAAATCGGAAACACTTTTTCTCTCAAATGTGCAAAACTATATACCTATTTATAATAAATTCTTCACCTTAAATGATAGTAATTATAATAGTATTAATTTAAATAACAAATGGTATATTTCAAATGTTAAGGATGGAGGTGAAGATGATTTTCATTTATTTAATTGTAGGCTTAAAAATACACAAAATAACAAAGTAAAAGATAAAGAAGTCTTTTTTAAGATGGCGCCTTTATTAGATCCATTTAAATATTTAATTGGAAAATATAATATAAACGATGAGAAATTGTTTACCTTACCAAAAATTAACTCAACCGAATTAGATTGCCATTCAAAATTTATTGATCAAAATAATTCAGCATACGTTGATGGTATGTTTGTATACTTATCAAGTAATTTAATTTATACACATGGGTTTACACATGGAATTGATTATTATGGGTCATTTTTAGGTATTAAAAATAACTTTATTTTAAATGTTTTTGACGATATTGATTATTTAAATGGTTCTGAATACTTTAATAAAAATAAAAATGTATTATTTAAAATCGATGATTATGAACATTTATTTCAAGATGAAAACTCAAAATTAAAACCTATTACAATTCAACATAATTCAACTGCGAAATCACAAATATCAATTAAATCTTTTGATAATGAGATGTTTGAAGATGTATTTGATGAAAATATTGTAAATATGTCTGATTTATCATCTGAATTATTATCTGATTTACCATCTGATTTAATTGATTTAACAAATACTAATCTTTTGGAACAAAAAGAAACAGATCAACATGTTACATTAAAATCTAACTCAACTTGTTCATCGCGTTCATCATATACTGATAATGGAGAAGAACATGAAGATTGCGATGATTGTGGAGAAATTGAAAACTTAGATAGTGACAAACCTGAAAATAATGATGATGAATCTGGGGATGATAATAATGAAGAAGACGGCAATGATGATGATGATGATGAATCTTTCGAAGAAGAAAGAATAGATGTAACTATTCCAAAATTTCCGGTTCAAGTTATTGGAATGGAATTTTGCGAAAATACACTTGATGACTTAATTTTAACAAGTGATTTATCAAAAGAAGAATGGTATTCAACATTCATGCAGATTATTATGATTTTAATTACATATCAAAAAGCATTTAACTTTACACACAATGATTTACATACAAATAATGTTATGTATAACCATACTGATAAAAAGTTTATTTATTATTGTTATAAAAAGAAACATTATAAGGTGCCTACATTTGGTCGCATATTTAAAATTATTGATTTTGGAAGAAGTATATATAAATTTAACGGTAAACTCTTCTGTAGTGATAGTTTTCAAGTAGGCGGTGATGCTGCTACCCAATATAATACCGAACCCTA